CGAAGAGCCGCGCGCGGCTTCCTTTTGGCGAATGTCTCTATTGGCCCATTCGGCATCATGAGAGTAAAAATGCTCATTCCCTTTTGAATCTCTGTGCCAACCATCTTGATCACTCATCGCGCTCACCATCCCTGGATAGAAATACTCAATTTTCAGGATAGTAGCTAAAGGCCAATATCTTCGCCAGGGCGAGCAGGTTTATCGAACCAAAAAAAAGCCCGACTCAATGGCCGGGCTTTTTGTGTCGTATCTCATAACGCGCAAGATCGACATGATGGGGTTAATTTACGGCCAGTCGGCCATCACGGTCAAGCGGCATCTACAAAGATTTGTTCCTGGTCGAATATCTCGGTCGCGTGGATGACTGCGGCCTCTTCGAGCTGCTCCAACCGCTTGTGGACTCCTGCCCTCCAGTTGCGGCGAGTGCGCTCGGGTGAGCCGGCGAGATCCCAGGTGTTCATGTCGTAGAACTCAGCAGGAAGGACGATCATGTCGGTGGAACGCTTGCCGGTCTGGATGCCCTTGAGCTTGGGAATAGCCCAGGCAGTGAGTGCCTTGTAGACGAACAACTGCGGCGCAGGGGAGATCATCCGAGATACCAAGCGGCCAATGGCGGCAACCTTGTTTGCCTTGTGGGTAGAGTACTTCGCGACCAAGACATCCCATTGGGCCGGCTCAAGCTGTCGATGAAGCAGCGCGTACAGGCAGCAGTCGTAATCGAACTTGTCCCGGGGTGAAAGAGTGCTGCCGGTACCACCTTGGCGAAGGTCAGCGTCGATCAGCTTCTGCCAGGACTGCTTCGTGCTGTTGTCGATGTTGTCGGCGGCCAGTACGCGCACCAGCGTGCCCATCACGTCTTTATAGATACCCATCGCTCAATCCCCTGTGAAGTTCGTTCCGCCGGCGCCGCGGCGGTTATTCCGTTCGTATTGGTCCTGGGCTCCACCAATGGCCGGGGAGCTGCTCAGTCGGTTCCGCGATCGGCGGATTTCCAGTCCTAGCTGAATCACCAGGTCTTGCATTGGCAGCGGTTCGAGCGTTTCGGCATGGACGAACCCAGACGAGTGACAGCCGATGCATTCAAGCTGATGAAACACGCCCTGAATGAGGCCGGCACCACAGCAGGATGGACACTCAGTCATCGGTATCAGGCAACGCACAAAGGCGGGGCCATGCTGCTTTTTCATGATTTTTAAACCTCGCCTATGGTTGATTCTTGAATGGCCTCGCAGGCCTTGTGTTCTGCGGCTTCCAGCGGATTTCCCGAATTTTCGTTTCTACCGTCCTTCAACCCGTGAATTAGGGAAAAACCCTTGCCGTCTAAATGGCCGTGCCACAGTTCGAGGGCGGCGCGCTTTCGCTCTTCGACGGTGGTATGGATGTAGGCCTGCACGTTGTGGCCCATCGCGTGGTTGATCAGCATCTCGCCGATTAGGAAGTCGATCCCAAGGTCTGCCCATCCAGTCCGGGCCAACTTGCGCAGGTCGTGACTGCTCCACTCGCCCTTCCCTAGCCCGGTGAACACGGCGCTGGCCTGCGCCTTGCTCATGCCCTTCCCATTTCTAGCGGGAAACAGGAACTGCCCCTCGTAGCCGCTTGCCTTCTGGTGTGCGCGATACCCAATCAGCAGCGCACACACCTGCTCAGTCAGTGGTAGCGAGTGCTCGACTCGGGTCTTGGTGTTGCCTACCGGCAGATACCAGGTGCGCTCTGACAAACTGACGTCCGACCACTGCGCTTTGCGGGTTTCACCGATGCGCGTGCCGTGGCAGAGCATCATCAGCGCGAGCATGGCCGGCTGTGGATCGGACTCGAAAAGCTCATGCAGTTGGCTCAGCAGCGCCTCGATCTGCACGCCGCGAAGACGCGCGGGCTTGGCTTTGATCTTGGTCTTGGAGAAGTCGCTGAACTTGATGCCCACCATCGGGTTCTTCGGTATCAAGCCCAAGGTGTGCGCCTGACGGCACGCCACCACCAGCACACCAAAAATCAACCGCACATACTCGAGCGAGAGTGTCTCTTGCAGCGGCCACATCAACTGAGCATCGAGGGTGCCGTGACGTATGTCTGTTATCGGCATTTCACCTACACGCGGGATAAGGTGCCGCGCGATTGCTGACTTACTCGTTGCCTTGCGCTCATCCGACAGGTTGCGATCGCGGCTCATCCGGTCGGCGTGCCACTTAAACAGCTCGCCCAGCGTCGACCATGCGGACACGGTGGCACCAGCCTCCGGATCTGCTCCCAACCTCATGCGTAGGTCGGGCAGCGCGGCCAACACAGCTTTCGCCGAAAGGTCGGGATAGGCGCCGATCCGGTTCCACTTCTTCCGAACGACTAGGCTCCAGGTCCCGCGTGGGCGAGCCTCGGTGAACCGGAAATACAACCCCGGGTGACGAGGATCACGCATCAGCACCGCGGCCGGGTCATCGGCACGCCGACGAATTTCGGCATCGGAGAAGGCCACGGTCATTGTCATGCGGCCACCACCGTAGGAGCGAGCCGCAGGTAGGCTCGAATTTGCTCCATCGTGTCGAAATGCCCACGACATACGACCGCCAGATAACCCTGGTCATTGAGCTTGCGAATGCGTTCGTGCTGATTGGGCGAGATCGCAGCATCGTTCGGCGGCGTGGCCTTGAACTCGATGTACAGACCAAAGTAGCCGCCACGGGCCATGGTCAAAACCAGATCGGGAATACCGGCCTTCACGCCTTGTGCTTTCAACTTGCCAGCGACGGCCTTCACGCGATGCCCGCCGTTGGGCACGTGATACATCAACTCGGACACCTCCGGGTAACGTAGCTCAAGCTCGCGCATCAGCGCTGCCTGTTCCTGCCCTTCCCGGTCAACTGGCTTGGCTCGCATGGGCTTCTGCTTGAATAGCTTGGGAGCCGCTGGCGTCATATTGTTTCTCCGGTGAATCGGTCGACCACTTCAAAGGTGGTTGGCCACATCAGACTGCCGAACTTTTTGGCAGCTGTTTCATGCTCGAAGAGCGCAACTGCCCTGTCCGGTTTGTATGTGAGGTCGAACTTGTACGCGCAGCAATGCACGGCGTAGCGATACTCGGCGGCGTTAGTTGGAGCCAGGTGGGGATTGGCCCTGGATATCTGCTTTACGGATTCGCTCATCAGAATCGTTCCTTTTTGGCATATCGACTGGCCAGGCTGGTTACCTTCTCCGGTTGCTCGACAGGCTCTGGCTTCCACCCAACGGCAAGGTTTTCAAAGCGGTTGTACTGGCCAAGGAAGGCTGTTCGGATGGTGCCCATCTCGATGTCTCGACCCTTACCGATGATGATTTCGGCAATGCCCTTGGCTTCGGTGTTTTCGTGGTAGACCTCGTCGCGGTACACGAACAGGATCACGTCCGCGTCCTGCTCGATGGCACCGGATTCCCTCAAATCCGAGGGGATGGGTCGTTTGTTCGGACGCTCTTCGCATTTGCGGGAGAGTTGGCTCAGCAGAACGACGGGAATGCCCAGCTCCTTGGCCAGCAACTTGCAGCCGCGACTGATGCTGCTGACCTCTTCGGTGCGGTTGCCGCCCTCGCCTTCCAGCAATTGCAGGTAGTCGATCATCAGCAGGTCCAAGCCGTAACGCATCTTGTGGCGGCGGGCCAGCGAGCGGATGCGTCCAATCGACGAGCCAGCGCGGTCAGCGATGTACAGCGGAGCGCGGCGAAGCACGCCAGCGGCAGCAGAAAGCTCCGCTCCATGGCTCTGGCACGCCGTCCCGTTCTTCACCAAGGTGAGCGGAATACGGCCCTCGGACGCCACTGCCCGGTCCAGCAACTGGCCTTTGTTCATCTCCAGGCTGATGACGAGCGCTGACTTGCTCTGGCGCACCGCCGCCTCGACAACAAAGCCCATGGCGAGCGTGGTCTTGCCCATGGCAGGCCGACCAGCGACGATGTACAGGTGATCTGGCTGTAGGCCGCCCAACTTTTCGTCCAGGTCTTTCAGGCCAGTCGATAGGCCAATCAGCGTTTCACCGCGAGCATGGCGATCATGACGGTCCTGCCAAACCTCTATTTGATCGACCAGCACATCACCGACTTTGACGATGTCGTCATCGCCGGATCCGCAGTCAATGGCCATGGCCGCAGCCTGGACGGCGGCGATTTTCGCCTGTACATCCTGGTCGCTGTGCGCGATGTCCATCGCTTGGCTGCCAAGGTCAAACAACGACCGCTCGATTGCCCTCTCTCGCACGATTCCCGCGTAGGTCTTGGCGCTGGCAACGCTGGGAGTGCCATTTACGATTTCGGCGCAGTAGGCAAACGCCGGAGAGCCACCCGGCAAGACGCCAACGTGGTCACCTACGGTGAGGAAATCGACGGATTTCCCCGCCGCGCGAACCGCTAGGATCCCCCGGAACACCTCGGCGTTTTCCGGGAAGTAGAACGATTCAGGGGACAGGTCGTCGCTCAGGGAGTCGATCAGTTCAGGGCGCTGCATCATCGCGCCCAACAGGCCGTGTTCAGCTTCGGTGTTGTAGGGATCACGCATTGTAATTGCCCTCCACAACCTTGACGAAGTTGCTCGGAGCGATGAGCCAGTCGAAGTTACAACGGAAGCCCTTGCCGTCACGGCCGGCAACCTTCCCCATCAGCCAGTCGCTGGCACGCACCATGCCGAAGAATTCACGCCAGAATTCCAGATCCTGATGTACAGGACTGTCTGCCCATCGCGCTTGAATCTTGGACTTGCGATCCTTGTTGATCAGCACTACGCCTGGCAGCTCCGGCAAGAGCTCGTTGAACAGGTCGACGATCTGCTGGACTGGTGTCTGTTTCGAATCGTCGCGAGTGGGTGCAGATGATCCTGACGGTTCCTTGATGGTTCCCTTACGGTTCTGGGGGCAGGAAATGCCGGGGTGGTCGGCACCAGTTGCCGGGGTGGTCGGCATTTCCTGCCGGGGTAGGTCGGCATCTGGTGCCGGGGGGCACGAGGTGCCGGGGTTGAAGGTTTGAGGGGTTACGGTGTACCAGGTCGAACGCCCCATTCGCTGGTGCCCCGTGAGAATCAGAGCTTCTTCCAGCCAGCGGATAGCGTTTCGAACAGCGCGTTCAGACAGACAGGTACGCTCTGCAATACGGGCAACGGATGGCCAGCACACGCCCTCATCGTTTGCGTTATCGGCTAGGGAGATTAATACGGACTTCTGCGCCGGGCTCATGCCTTGTAGGGGCCAGCAGGCGCTCATGATGATGGTACTCACAGCTTCTCTCCAATCCTGGATATAGCTGTTACGCCGGGTCGTGACACCTTTTGAAAGTGCTCGAAAAGTGTCACGGCCTGGTGGGTATTGCCGGGAGTAGCGATCATGTTCATAATGGCCTCTCAGTGTTTTGCGTTGTAAAGAAGCCGGTCTAGCCACCGGCTTTTTTGTGCCTGCGATTCAGGCGTTATGGGTGTCCGGCGCATCCGTGGTAGCTTTTTGCTTCCACACACAAATCA